TCGCTCTTGAAGGATTCCGGATTTTTTTCCTAAATATTTTCCCGTGTCAGAATTTATGCCTATATTTACTTATAACTTAAAAGCAATAGATATGAATTTAGAAGAAAGAAAAGAGTTGCTATTCGAAGCACAAGAGCAATTAAACCTTGCGATCGCTAACATTGAGACTGCCCTACGTGGAACCAGTCACGAGCACCATGCCGATGCATATATCCTAGGTCACCTACGAAATTGGGTCTGCGCTTGGGGTTACGACATGGGAGTACAGCAGTACATCGATAAGTTGGAAGAGGAGGAGTACGAAGAAGAAAAAGAATATTAATCTATTATTTTAAATCATGGAGATGTCAATACTTAGCATGTTCCACGAGTTGAATTCATTCGTGCCATGCGCTCAGCACTTTGAGGCCGCAGCCCAATCCGGAATCAGGGCAAGTAATAACAGGGAGTTCGCAGGTCTTGTAAAGGAGTGGGGCCGAGGAGACTACGACGAGAGTCCAGAACTCTTATTACAGAGATTGGTAGGACTCTTGCCAAGATAAGGAGCATCCCAAGCGAAAGTCTAGGCCGGGTAAAGGTGCCTTCGCCAAGAAAGAGACAGGAAGAGGTCAGCGAGAGCTGGCCTTTTTTGGTCTGCATCGCTAGGTATCCGGTAAACCCTCGCTCTACTCCGTAGTCCGCCCGTGCCCGTCTGGAGCGATCACCTAGAGGTATGCTCTCCTTGCAGGGTCGCTCCGAGAAATGTTGAAAAATATTTCCTAAATATTTTCGTATGTCAGAATTTATGCCTATATTTACTTATAACTTAAAAACAAATACAAATGACAACAGCAGAAATTAGAGCAGAAATCGTGGAGATGATTAACTCAGGAGTTTTAAACATTCCTAAGATAGTAAAGTACTTTCGTCAACACAGACCCGAGGCCAATCTCAAAATTGTACGTGAGGAGTCCAAGGAATTGGTTGCGCAAGTCAGGGAGACTATTAAGCGCGGATATTAAAAACTAACCCTCCAGCTGGAGGGTTTTTTTTGACCCTATCCCTCGAGCGAGAAGGATCTCTCCGATGCTCCCCAACTACATCGGACTCTCGCTCCACAAGAAATCCAAAAAGATTTCCTAAATATTTTCGTATGTCAGAAAAAATGCCTATATTTACTTATAACTTAAAAGCAATGATTATGACAAAATGTGAAAGATGCGGTGAAGTAGCAGGGACCCACACCTGGTCTCAGTTCAATACAGATCTGATCTGTATTCCGTGCCAAGGAAAAGAGAAGCAGCATCCCGATTACGAGCGGGCCAGAGAAGCCGAACTGGCGGCGATCCGCAAAGGTAATTGGAACTTTGAAGGCATCGGTAAACCTCAAGACCTATGATTAGAAAGAAAGAAGCGCCGAAAGGGATCGTGATCGATCTTACCGGACCCGACGGAAATGTGTTTTTTCTAATGGGAACTGCAAAGCGACTTGCCCGCCAATTGGAATTCCTACATCAGGACGAGCTGGACGATGCTCGCAAATTTAATCAGATCATGAAAGAGACTGGAATACCTCTGACTGATTCACCCTTAGCTGAAACCTTAGGTGATCGTATAGTTCAAGAAATGATGTCAGGGGATTATGAAAATGCGATTCAGGTATTTGATCGATACTTTGGATCATTCGTTATTCTCGAGAGATAAGGATCCTCAACTCCGTAGTAGACCCTCCAACTGGAGGGTTTTTTTTAACCCCATCCCTCGAGCGAGTGGAGAAGCTTCTAAAGCTAATAAATATAATACTATCCAAATCCTGCCTCGCTCCGCTCCGTAGTAAGCCAGCCGGAGCGGATCCAATTGGCATGCATATCTATGTAAGCTCGCTCCTAAAAAACTTCTGATTATTTTTCCAGAAATTTTCGCATGTCGGAAATTATGCCTATATTTACTTATAACTTAAAAGCAATAGAACATGGAAAAAAGAACTACGCCCCTAGGGCAAAGCTACTGGGGAAACACTGGAGCCTATCAAGAAGAGAATGATCGTTTATGGGAAGAATTGGTGCCATCGTCGGGCGAGTGTGAAACTCTAAGAGGAGAACTGGTGAGATCAGTGGGTCGCCTCTTCTATGAATACTGTAATAACGGCAATTGCAATGCAGTCGAATGGCAAGAAGAGAGATGCAATCACTGTGGCGGAGACGGGTCAGTTCATGTAGGATACGATCGTGACGAAGAGGAAGACCAATATGAAGACTGCAGCTGGTGTGACGGCAGTGGTAACTCAGAAGGGGAGCCAGAGATTACTGAATTCTACGAAGGTTTTCTTGATTTAATCGAACTGCATGTACCTGAGGCCCCAGTCGGTAGCCTTCGAGATTTCATGTTGGAAGGTCATTGCGGATTCGGGGATGCTGAGATGCAGATCTACAATGACGTGACAGACGCAGTCCTGCACTGGGTTTTAACCAATGAGGACCGGCCCTACCCGGTTAAATAATAATCCAGTATTATTAGAGACCCTCCCAACCGGAGGGTTTTTTATACCCTGCCGCAGGAGCGAGCCTCAACTGCAATAGTCTGGCAATTGAGACTTCTGGTCTCGCTCTACTCCGTAGTCCGCCCGTGCCCGCCGAGAACGGGTCTACATCGGCATGCTCGCCATGCGGGGTCGCTCTGAGAAATGTTGAAAAATATTTCCTAAATATTTTCGCATGTCGGAAATTATGCCTATATTTACTTATAACTTAAAACAATTGATTATGAAAAACCAAAAAACTGTGACTGATCGCGACAGTGCTGCGATTGACCTTTATTTCCGTGACATCAGAGGATTCGAAATGTTGACTGCTGATGAGGAAATTGAATTAGCGAAAAGGGTTCGTCAGGGTGACCCTAAGGCAACTGAGCGATTGATCACCTCCAATCTAAGATTTGTAATTTCAGTCGCTAAAAAGTATCAAAGCAAAGGTACGCCACTGAGCGACCTCATCAGCGAAGGAAATCTGGGATTGATTGAAGCGGCGAAAAGATTCGATCCAGATCGCGGATTCAGATTTATTACCTATGCTAACTGGTGGATTCGTCAGGCAATCTTGGGAACGATCGATAACGGGATTAAGAACTCACACACTTCACTCAACCAGGAACGTGGAGAAGAAGGGGATGGATTCACCTTGGCAGAGACGATCTCGAGCGATGCCCCTGAAGCAGATCACCTCTCAATGCGGACTTCTCTTACCCAGGATGTTGAAAGATTGCTAGGCACCCTAAGCTCACGAGATGCAGAGATTCTTAAATTATTATTTGCAATAGGTGGAGGGGAACCGATGCACCCTGAGGATGCAGGAAAAAGATTTGGATTGACTCCACAGAGAGTAGGACAAATCCGGGATGCGGCACTTAAAACCCTAGCAGAAAAACGAGAATTTATACAGGAATACTTATAATCCAAACCACTCCGTAGTAGGGCCTTCTAACCAAGGCCCTTTTTTAGGAGTCTATCTCAGCTCGCTCTAAACAGAATTATCCAGAAATTTTCGCAGGTCCTAAATTATTCTTATATTTACTTATAACTTAAAACGATTAACATGACAAAAGAAAAGATGATTAAAAAAGTAGTAGAGCTTTTAAAGGAAGCGGGATTTACTAATCAGGATTATGTAATATCCTTACAAGGACCCACCTTGATGCTCGCAAAATCGGGAAATGATAAGATATTGAATGACCTCATCCTCAAAGCCGACCTCATACATCTGGGAATCGATATAAGATCCATTTGACCCCGGCGCTCTTGACTCTTTACTCCGTAGCGGGGCCTCTTAACCGAGGCCCTTTTTTAGGAGTCTACCTCAGCTCGCTCTAAAAGAAATTATCCAGAAATTTTCAGGATTGGAATTAATTTCCTATATTTACTTATAATTAAAAAACATAATAATATGAACACAGAAGAATTAACGGACAGATTGATGGAACTAGAGAATCAATTTCTTCAGGACGAAGAGGTGATTCAATTGACTCAAAAATTAAAGGAGAGATTCGATCAACTCTTTGGAGATAAATTCACAGGAGATGAAGTTGAGTCGAGTGAGTTCGACCAGATGAGTCAGGAGTATTACTATGACGTGCGAGACGGGAATGACCCTGACGATTTTACATTATTCCAAGTAATGTGGTTTAAATAGTTTCTCAGGATTTTCAGGTTAAATCTAAATTCAGTATATTTACTTATAATTAAAAACTTAAAACCATGACATTAGAACCAGTAGACCCAGCAATCCTAAGATCTCGACTAAGAGAGGGAGTAGTACAGTTCGCTTTCAAGAAAGTGGACGGCACTCTAAGAACCGCGGTAGGAACCACCAACCTTGCCACGATTCCCACTGATCATCATCCGAAAGGTACAGGAACCCCTTCCGACCGATCAGTTAGATTCTTTGATATTGAAAAACGTGAGTGGAGAAGTGTTAGCGTTTCACGAGAGATATTCATCTAGATAAAGAATCTGTTTTAAGTTATAGGTCAGGGTCTGAGAAATCAGACCCTTTCTTTTTACTCCGTAGTAGGAGCGAAGATAAATGGTATATCTAAAGAGGCTCGCTCTAAGCGGAATTATCTAGAAATTTTCAGGATTGGAATTAATTTCCTATATTTACTTATAATCTTTAAAACAAAAAATTATGGAAAGAGAAGAATTTATTAACGCGCTCAGTTCTTTTAACCCTGACGATCTTAAAACCATTGTTAAACAAGCAAATGAACTGATAGCGGAGGAAAAGGAGAGGCTGAAGAAGGAGAGGAAGGAAAGAGAGAGACAAGAAAGAGAAAGAGAGAAAGAAGAAAGAGAAGAGATATTTAAAAATGCAGATCCATTTACTCTTGCTGTGCATCACGTTGAGAGAGATAATAAAGTTAAACTGTACTGTGAGCAACGGGAAGAGAACGGCCTGTCATATAGAAGTAGTCGATACAAAGGAAAGAAGGATGTTTTTCATTTCAGATTTAAACTAGAGGAGGGATCGGATGCCGAATTAATAGTTGAATTAGCGACAAAGGATTGTAATGATTATCATTATGACTCAGAATATCCAGCATATTGCGAACAGATATTAAAGATAAGAGGCGAAGAAGTCCATAGTGAATATGAGCAATCAGACGAGCGTCGCAGTGATGTAAACGATTTTTCTGAATCTTACGATCTTTTAAAACAAGCAGGGATCCCACAAAGTGAAATCGATAAAGTTGATGCCGTCTTACCTAAAGAACTGGACGAGTATGAAAGATAAAGAATCTGTTTTAAGTTATAGGTCAGGGTCTGAGAAATCAGACCCTTTCTTGTTTGACTCCGTAGCGGAGCGAACACCCAGGTCTAGCATGCCTTCTTAAGCTCGCTCCTAATTAAAGGGCCAGATAATTTTCTCGATTCAAATAAAAGGCCTATATTTACTTATAACTTAAAGATATGAAATTAAAAGTAAAATCCAACCTTCATATGATTGACGACAGGGTATTGAGCTACGATACTGAAGTTGCAAAGATAGTTGGGAAGGAAATAATGGTGTATGGAAAATATAGCCGGACCACTAGCAAGCATCTAAGATATCTGGCAGATGAGACAGGTTTTAGACTTAATCAGTTAACCGCAAAGCAACAGGTGTATTGGCAATTTGCGTATGGAACCAACATCTCCTTTTCTCAAGCAGTTAGCCCAGCTGGAACTGCAAAGATATTGGAACTACTAAAGGAAGGACACTATTCGATCGAAGGAGCATGCGCTCAGGCCTGGCCAGAAATGAGCCTAAGAGATCGTAAAATAATAGCAGCAGAGTACGATTCAGAAGTGTTTAACCTAGCAGCTGAATTAGGACTAGGAGAAATTCTGTTATAATCCCTTGTTTTAAGTTATAGGTCAGGGTCTGAGAAATCAGACCCTTTCTTGTTTGACTCCGTAGTCCGCCCGTGCCCACCGAGGAGCGAGCTCACTCGGAACACTCTCCATGCAGGGTCGCTCCGGGAAATGTTGAAAAAAAGATTCTGAAAATTTTCTAGTGTCGCATATTATTTGTATATTTACTTATAACTTAAAAACATAATCATTATGAAAACAACCAATTTGAACATCGAAGCTGCTAAGAGCCACTTCGAAAAAGTAACAGAAACTCTTTTAACTAGAGGAGAGAGTGGCATCGAGATCGGAGCAATGGAGCACGAAGAGTTTGGTAACTTTGTAGAGTTCATCATGGACTCTAGTCTCATTCCTGAATTGAATCAAGATCTAGTTCTAGTAGCTTATGAGGATGGAACAATTGAGTTCTCTTTTGATGCGAGCTATTTCTTAGAGCCGATGCACTACTCTAGGGTGACTAAAGATCACTTCTTAGAATTCGTCAGCATCATCAAAGAACGATACGTCTACGAAGACTGATCTTCTTAAATCTTATGTGAACCCTCCAATCGGAGGGTTTTTTATTACTCTGAATTAGGAGCGAGTCCAATAGTTTCATTTGCTAACAACCGTTTTCGAGTCTCGCTCTATCATAAATTTCTGCAGAATTTTCGTAGATCAAATCTTTTTTGTATATTTACTTATAATTTAAAACTTAAAAACATGACTGAAAAAGAAAGAGAGACCGAGGCAAATAATATCGTAGATGATATTATTGAAGAAAATTTAATGGAGCTTATTCCGTTAATCGACCTGGATGATGCCATCGCTACGGTTGGCACCTATGGACATGAAGGAGAGGATCTGCAGGAGATTGCCAAAATGGTGGTAGTGATAATGGCAGGTGAAATTTATTGACTGAGGAAGATGGAACAGAAAAAAGAGATCTTGATCTTCTTCCTGGTTGGGACCCTATTGATTTTTGGAATACTCTACTTAGGAGAAATTATTTAACTTAAAAACAAAAAGATTATGCCAGTAGCAAAGAGTAAACAGGAATGGTGGAGCCTAGTAAGAGCCGACCTCGCAAAGTGGAACGAGTCAGTAGACTCCGACGATCGCATGGGAATCCAGGATTGGATCGGAGAAGTTGGACCTGGGATTCATGGATGGATAGCATTTAGAGACAGTTATGGTGATTGGGACGTATCACTAAGTGGATTCCCAGATGATGAGGACGATGAGGATGATGATGAAGACTAAGATATTGTTTTAAGTTATAGGTAGGGGTCTGAGAAATCAGACCCTTTCTTTTTACTCCGTAGTAGGAGCGAGCCCGATTGGATATAAGACTTAGGCTCGCTCCAAGATAAATTACTACAGGATTTTCGTATTCCAAATAAAATGCCTATATTTACTTATAACTTAAAAACATAACGATTATGGAAAATTCAAAAATTAGAGAAATGATTGCTGAGTCTGGAAAATTAAAGGTTACTGATGCAGTAGCTTATGTGATGCGTAAACTACCTAATGCCGATAAGAAAGAGGTGACTAATGAAGCTAAAGAGATGATCGCTGAGGCAAAGAGATTCCTATCTATTTAAAACAGGCACAATGAATTTAAACGTAACATTAATCGATCCTCAAAGAAAAGATTATGAAAGAGTGATCAATTTTGGCTGGGACACTACATTTGGTAAGGCACGTTTCTATGGAAGTGGTGCACCCTTCACTCATAATGCAGAGAAGCAGTCTAAGCTCATCAAAGACCCCGTTAAATTAGTACGTAGAGCCAAGGCAGTTGCTGCCGTATGGGGTACGATAGATTATCACGGAGGAGTCGGCGGCGGTAATTGGAAAGTAGAAAATGTATGGTTACCATTTGAGCGAGCCCTACGTTCTATGGGATTTAATGGCGTGCAGATTGCAGAGATCGGTCGGTTCAAGGTTGATCGAGAATTTATCAGAAGTTTACGCTAGGATTTTCAGGTGTAGAATAAAATCGGTATATTTACTTATAATTTAAAAACAAGAAGCGCATGACAAAGGGATTCAAAGAACTATTAAAGCTAGCCAAAGCGGCAAAGGTTAAAACGTATGATGAGCTAGAAAGATTGGTTCAAGAGTGTAACGCTGAGGTTACTGGAGCTGACTTCACAAGTGTTCGACAAGTATTAAAAATTAAATTTGTTTAAGTATGAAAACAGTAAACAGCATTTGGGACGTGTTAGACGGAGAGGGAACTTTCAAGGGAATCAAGACCGACTTTGGTAATAACTGCATGTTATTCGAAGTCTCACAAGACACGGACGATGGGACCTATCCAACAGTAGCATCTTACACAAGAGACGCTAATGCCCTAGACCGGGAAGGAGCCAGTCACTTTCTGAATCGATTGACTCGTAAGAAGGACAAGACCTTGCTTGAATACGATGGGGTAAAAATTATTCGAGAAAACAAATGGACTGAAGAGGCGGTCCTTGAATTCAAGGAGCCAATTGAAATTCTTTTTGCCTATATTGGAGAGACACCAGTGGTTAGGGATGTGAAGAAGATAAAGGGAACCTTTGTTCACGACTGGTTTTGGACGAAGAACGGCAGGCAGGATCGAATTGCCAATGGGTACGAGATCTGGTTTGTGGTTGAATCCTATCTTGAATAGGAATCCTATTAATAATCAGACCCTCCAATCGGAGGGTTTTTTATTACTCCGTAGTAGGAGCGAGCTCAACTGCCTCATAGTCTACCAATTTTAATCCTGCCTCGCTCTAAGTAGAATCGAAACAAATTGATCAGAAATTTTCGAAGGTCAAGTATTATTTGTATATTTACTTATAACTTATTAAAAACAAATGTAATATGAAAACGAAATTAATCGCAATTGTAGTTGGACCCAAGGAGTATCTTCCAGAGGGGATAAAGGTTGAATTATTTGAAGTAGCTCAAGACGACATAGACTGTTTTTTAGAGGAAGTAGAAGAAGAGACCGAGGAGGATGCTATCCAATACTATAAGGAGGAGTATATTGCAGAGTGGGAACAACGCTGGTGTCAAGTAATGCTCTTGACCGAGGAAGAATTTAAAAAAATAAAGTCTATTGATTTTCAGGTTTAAAACCTAATCAGTATATTTACTTATAACCTTTAAAACAAAAAGAAATGGCAAAGACATTAAAAGGACCAATCCACCTGGCAGTAATGAATTACAACACTGTAACGATACATATCTATCAGGTATCAAAGGAGGACCAGGAGCGAATCTCAAAGAAGATTGAGGAGGACGATATGGACCTGATCGTACAAGAGTTCATGAATGAAATGGACCACAGTGATAGTGAATGTGAATACATGTTCTCTGAAAAGGAGATTGAGGTTGAAGTTGATAACGAATACTTTACATTTGATTAAGATGGAAAAGCCAGTAACCAAACCCACGTGTGACCATACTCAGACCTATGTGGCAGTGAGACATGTATCCGGAATTCAATTAGTGAAGTGCTGCAAATGCGGACAGGTTGTATAATTAAAAACTAGAAAAGATGACTAGAGAAAAAGGAGAAGCTATTACAAACATCATGGACCGGTTTGATTTTGAGAAGGTGCATCAGCACATGCAGTCAGTAGGTTGGAAGTGGTTCGACGAGGTGCCCACGATGGAGGACCTGAGGGGAACGGCACTGCGTCTCCTAGTAGAGGCAGAGATGGATCCGCAAGATGTGGTGTCAATGGGAACCGGCGGGTTCAGAGTCTATAAGCTGCCATGGGGTCTTGAGCTAGTATTCGCCATGACTCGCAGCGGCACATTTTAATCCTTCTGAATTTTCAGGCATCAAATAGAATCAGTATATTTACTTATAATTAAAAACTAGAACAGATGACTAAAGAAGAATTAGATCAATTAGTTAGACAATCGAATAGCAGGTCTACTGCGGTACGCCTAGCGGTCGCCAGGAATCCTAACTCCCCGGCTGACCTTTTAGATCGACTCTCCAAGGACCCGGACTCGAAGGTACGCCGAGAGGTCGCTTGGAATCCTAACTGCCCAGCTGACCTGTTAGATCGACTCTCGAAGGACGAGTACTGGGGGATACGCATAGCGGTCGCCGAGAACCCTAATTGCCCGATTGATTTGCTAGTTCTATTGATGAGGGACGAGTATATAGAAGAGGAAGCAACTGAATCACTCCGTAGTCGTAAGGAGACCGCCAGTCCAGAAGAGAAGGAACTCATCAGGGCTTGGGAAACCTTAGCGGAAATAGGAGTCATTTGATTTTCAGGTATCAAGCAGAATCAGTATATTTACTTATAATTAAAAACTAAAAAAATGAAACTAACAGAATTGAAAATGGAGGTTACGATTCCTCAAGAATTTGTTGAAGAGTGTAGAGAATACGGTTTAACGGATGAAGAGACCCGAACTGTCTTCATGAAGGCGATTGAGTACGGCGTGTCTTGTGCATTAGATGACATTGAATCCTTAGCCGAGTCCTGCTTGCCTGAATGACTCCGTAGTGCCACCGTGCCCGTTGGACCAGGAAGCTATTTCAGCGGGCACCGGGAAGAACCCAATCGGAGAATTGAGTATAATAGAGAGAGGTTCTGTAGCTCAGCTGGATAGAGCAACTGCCTTCTAAGCAGTAGGCCTCAGGTTCGAATCCTGACAGAATCACGAGATTCATTTCTTGTTTTAAGTTATAAGAAGGCCCGCCTCAGAGCGGGCTTTTTTAGTCTCTTGGAATTCAGAAGATCCGGTCTCGCTCTTGCTAAGGTTTAAAATATTTTCTCTAAAATTTTACCGGATGGGGATAAATGCCTATATTTACTCTATAACCTTTAAAAAACAAGAACATGAAAAAAGCAGTTGTAATTTTAAGATTTGGAAAAGACGAACCTGTTAAGTCTGATATTGACGTGATGCAAGAGATCACTGGTGGATCAATGCTGGCAATGGGTTGTGGGTTTGGATTTGGAGTAGCATCCGTGGTCTATACTTCACTTACACCCATTGAGATCAAGAATCTATTTGATCGAGTAGCAGATGCTAATGATGATCTGATGCCAGTAGTGGTATTCAATTGGGAAGACGCAGGTGTTGCTGCATCTCTCAATTCGATCCCAGGCTTAGGTAACATGTTGCAGTGCATCGACCAATTCGTGGAGGATCAGAAGGAGGAAGTGAGCTGGTCCCTAGACGAATTGCTGGACAAGATCAAGGATTCCGGCATCGAGAGTCTGAGCCAGGCTGAGATGAGTCTTTTAAAATCTTTATCCGGGCAGTAGCCCGGATTTTCCTATGTCAAATCCTATTTGTATAATTACCTATGACAGATACAATTAAAAAATACGAGCTAAAAAAGTTGGACACCGATTTTAAACGGGTAAAGATCCACAGTTCAGACGAGGCACAGACCTTCATACGTCAGTTCTATTCTGATGATATTGGAATCTTTGAGTCCTTCTTTCTCTTGCTGATGGATCAGAGCAATTCCACAATTGGATACGTGAAGATCTCACAGGGTGGAATCACAGGCACAGTGGTTGATCCAATACTGGTGGCCAAGTACGCGATTGATTCCCTGGCAAAGGCGGTGATCATGGCCCATAATCATCCCTCAGGAAACACAACTCCTTCTACTCAGGACCATGCAATAACCGAGCGAATCAAGAAAGGACTTGCCCTGTTTGATATTCAGATGTTCGATCACATCATATTGACTGAAGATGGGTACAGCAGCTTTTCAGATCTGGGATTTTTATGATCCTGGATTTTCAAGTATCAGATTTTTTCGGTATATTTACCTATAATTAAAAACAAGAAAAAATGGATAGAGAAAAAGTAGAAGGACTGGCACAGGTAGCCAGGGACCTCAGTCCCTTGATGGATTGGAGCAACGAATACCTGCAATTACAGAAGCGGGCATTTAAGAAGATGACCCGGTCCAGATCGATCGACGTAGTCACTCGGGCTTGGGCATGGGACTATATGCGAGACATTGATAACGAACTAATCTCTAGGAACTAATGAGCACACGTGAAATCCAAGGGCTTCTCAGGATGGGGGCCTACGATCGAGTAAGAAAACAATTGAAACGTCTGGCCATTCCCGAGCGAATGAAGTCCTTAGAAGGCTGTATTCCCTTGGTAAAAGAGTCTCCCGGTAATCTTAAATTCTTTAAGGAGAACTTTGATATCGAGCTGGGAGCGATCCTGGTTTCGGGTGGAGACCTGGAGAAGGCAGCACGTCTCTATCATTCAACCAAGTGATAAATAAAAGAAACAACCAACATGGATCACAACATAGAACTTGGACCGTATATCACTAAACTTGCCTACATTGATGTCGATGTCAAAGGGGAAGATTCGATCGATCTTACCAATATCAAAGGGTCAGAACTTGCAATCTTACAGGAGATTGGGATTATCGACCAGGAGATCAGCTATCATGAGGCCGACATTCAGATTCATTGGAGAGCGACCCTGACGCAGGGACCAAGCGGAGTGGATAGAATTGAACCTACGATTCAAAGGATTGAGGGGATCCTTCAATTCGACATATACGATAC